CATCGCGATCGATACCTACGCGGTCGATCCGAACGCCTGACGCCGCATCGGTCGGCGGCCGATCCGCCTGAACAACCGCCAGCGGGCGCAAAAACCCGCTGGCAGGCCCCTCAAAGTCACAAGGAACCGCTTCCATGACTGCACCCATCCAGACCAACTGGGCCAAGGGCATCCTGCAGGCCCCGAACCCCTGCGGCGCCGACGACGTTTGCGCCGTTCGCTACTCCGTCGACCTCACCACCGCTCAGCTCGTCCTCAACCGCATCATCGAGCTTGGCCCGCTCCCGGCCGGCTGCGTTCCCGTCCACATGATCCTCGACTCGGACGACCTCGACACCGACGGCTCCCCGGCCGTCACCCTCGACGTCGGCCTCATGTCGGGCGACGCCGGCGACCCGGATTCGGGCGGCTCGCGCACCTGCGGCGCCGAGTTCTTCTCGGCTTCGACGCTCGGCCAGGCAGGCGGCGTTGCCGAGCCGAGCCTCAAGGGCGCCTACCGCATCACCAAGAGCGAGGTTGATCGCGGCATCGGCCTGAAAATCAGCGCCGCGCCCGATGCAGCGCAGGCCGGCACCGTTGGACTGACCGTCCTCTACCGTCAGGGAGACTGATCGGGGGACTTGGTCAGCCCTCCCTAACATGGGCCGGCCGGGTGCGTTGCCTCACCCGGTCGGCCTTCTCTTTTCCAGCTAGTCCCCCCGGAAAGGAAAGACCCGAAATGCTCATTCAGGCGCTCATCAAGCCGCGTCACATGCCGGACCCGGACCAGTTCCCGGTGTCCATCAACAACGAGACCTACTGGTTCCGCCGCGACCACAAGGACCGCTTTGTCGCCGACGTCCACCTCAAGGAACACGCCGATATGTTCCTCGCCCGGACCGACGCATATCGCGACACCACCGAGGGCGACCCGGCCAAACCGGCCGTCAAGGAGCCCGGCGCCGACGACGCCAAGAAGGTCGCGAGGGCCCGCCTCGCCGCGGCGAACGCCGCCCGGGCAACCAAGGCAGCAGAGCGGCGCGAAGCCAAGCTGAACGCCAAGAATTTGTGAGGATGGATGACCGTCGCCGCCTCTGAGCTGATCCGAAGGGCAGGGGTAATACTTGGCGACGAATCCTACGTCCGCTGGACCCTCCCGGAATTGTGCGGGTGGCTGAACGAGGGCTGCAAGGCCATCGTTCTCGCCAAACCCTCGGCCAAGTCGTCGAGCGTCATCCTCACCCTGCAGGCCGGAACCCTGCAGGTGCTTCCCGCGGACTATCTCGCCCTTCTGAGGCTCAACCGGAATCTCAAGACCAACGCGGAATCGCCGCGCGTCGGCGGCCGCATGATCCGGCCGACCACGCGAGACCTCCTCGATGCCGCCGCGCCCTACTGGCACGACCCGGCAAAGACGCCCTACCGCGCCGAGGTTCGGCAGTTCATCTACGACAACGAGAATCCGCGCGAGTTCTACGTCTATCCCGGCAATAACGGCTCCGGCATCGTCGAGGCGGTCGTCTCGGAAGCCCCGGCCACCATCACCGCCACCGGCGCGACCGACGAAATCGGCTCCTACGCGACCAACATCGACCTCGACGATGTGTGGGAGGCGCCAATCGTCGACTACATCGTCTATCGCGCCTACCTCAAGGACGAGACCTACGCCGCTCAGGGATCCCGAGCGCAGATGCACTTTGGGCAGTTCGCCCAGGCCGTCGGCATCAAGCAGCAGGTCGAAACCAACACCAGCCCGAACACTGACGCGAGGATCGCCGGCACATGAAGCCGATCGAAGATCTTCTCCCGCGTATCCAAGCGTTCGCGCCGGCGGCGCCCGAGCCCGTCATGATCGGATGCCTCCGGGATGCCGGCATCACCTTCCTCAAGCGCACGCGCCTCTGGAAGCATACCGAGCTTTTCGCCGTCACCCCGACCGGCTGCAGGCAGCTTTTCGCGCCCGCGAACAGCCAGATCGACGAAATCCTCTCCGCCCGCTTCCAAGGCGAGCCCCTCGAGGCCGTCACGCTGACGCAGCTCGACGAGCTTTCGCCGAATTGGCGGCTGGAACCGACCAGCGACGATGACGAGGACGACGAGGAGGAGGATGACGACGAGGACGTCACCGGCCAGCCTCAGTGGATATCGCAATTAAGCGATAATTCGGTCGTGGTCGTCCCGGGCGCCACCGGCGACCTCAGCGTCACCCTCTCGCTGTTCCCGACGCAGTCGGCCGACAAGTTCCCGGATTTCTGCATCGACAAATACGGCGAGGAGATTTCGTGGGGCGCCATCGCCGCCATGCTCATCAAGCCGCAGGTCGATTGGGCCAACCCGCAGCTTGCGGCCGTCTTCGAGCAACGCTGGCAGATGGCGCTCGACCGTCTTTCGCCGAAGGGCACCAAGGGGCAGCAGCGGGCGCCCGCTAGAAGCCGGGGGAGCTGGTTCTGATGGGCAGGTTCGTAGTTTCCAATTTCGGTACGTCGACGCTCGCCTCGACCATCACCGACAGCGACACGACGCTTTCCGTCCAAAGCGGCGACGCCTCCAAATTTCCGAGCCCGAGCGGGGGCGACAGCTTCCCGCTGGTCGTGACGGCGGCGGACGGGACACGCGAGATAATGCTCTGCACGGCGCGTGCGTCCGCCGTGCTGACGGTCACGCGCGGTCAAGAGGGCACGTCCGCTGCCGCCTTCGACGCCGGCGCCCGCGTCGACATGCGGGCGACCAAGGCGATCTACGACAGTTTCGTCCAGACCGGCGATATCGACACCGACACGACGCTGGCGGCCAACAGCGACAGCAAGGTTCCGTCGCAAAAGGCCATCAAGTCCTACGTCGACGGCCTCGCGCTCAATCTCGGCAAGCGCCAGCGCGTCCGCGCTGCCACCACGGCCAACATCACCATTTCGACGGCCCTGAACAACGGCGACACGCTCGATGGCGTCTCGCTGGCGACCGGCGACCTGGTCCTCGTCAAGAACCAGTCCACGGCCTCGCAGAACGGCGTCTATGTCGTCGGCGTCAGCCCGGCCCGCTTCGCCGAATTCGACGCATGGGCGGATTTCCCGGGAAGCCAGTTTTCCGTGGCGGAAGGCTCGACCAACGCCGACACGCTCTGGCTCTGCACATCGAATGACGGCGGAACGCTCGATTCCTCGTCGCTGGCCTTCTCCAAGCTCATCATCGCCGGCGAGCTGCTCGCCTCGAACAACCTGTCGGACGTCGGCAGCGCCGCAACCGCCTTCGCCAACATCAAGCAGGCGGCGACAACCTCGGCGACCGGCGTTGTCGAGCTCGCGACCGATGCCGAAGCGATCGCTATGAGCGACACGGCCCGCGCCGTGACGCCGTCGAACCTCGACGCATCGGTTGAAAAGCTCGGCCGCAGCCGCGCCAACGTCGAATACACCGCCGACCAGATCGCGGTTGCCACCGACGCGGGCAAGCTGGTCAAGCTCAACAAGGCGACGGCCATCAACTACACCATCCCGCCCGAGTCCGACGTTGCGTGGCCGGCCGACACGTACATCAACCTCGCGCAGACCGGCGCCGGACAGGCGGCCGTGGTCGCCGGGACCGGCGTCACCATCCGCAAGGAGGTCGGGCTCAAGCTGAACGCGCAGTACGCGATGGCGACGATCACGAAGATCGGCACGAATGAATGGCTGCTCGGCGGGAGCTTGAAGGCCTGATGTTCAAGCCCGGCTTCATCGGCAGAAGCGGACCGCGGTCGGTTTCGATTGTCGCGCAGGCGCAGAGCGACGATTCGGACACGCTGGCGTGGGGCGATGCCGGCAACCCGTCCGACAGGGTTGCAGGCAACGCGGCAATCTTCATCGACGTCTCGCGGACCGTGAAGCTCAGCGCCTCGCTCGTCACGCCGACCGGCTTCACCCTCGGCGCATCCGGCGACGATGGCAGCGGGTCGCATGTTTGGGGAATTTCCTCAAAAATCCTTACCGGCAGCGAAAGCGGCAACATCATCGGCATGAACGGCGGCGGCGGCGCCTTCACCGACAAGATTCTGCTCATCGTGCGCGGCGACAAGCCGATAACCGAAGTCGTCTTCAAAGCGGCGCCGTGGAATTTCACCGGCATTACCTCGAGCAGCATCAGCCATAGCGTCGACGTATCGAGCGGCGTCCCCTCGCCCCTGATGGTGCTTGCCGTCGGCTGCGATTGGGAGAACCGCGACCCGGATTTCGATGCCTGGACGGGCACCAAGGACGGCGATTTCGGCGAGGACTACGCCAAGGCCGGATGGGCCTTCACCCCCGACGCCTACACCATCCGCAAGACCGACGACGGCAGCTCCAACGAACTCATCTCTGGATACGTCTATTTCCGATGATCGAGCGGTTCCCCACCACTGGAACGACCGGACCCGCCAAGACGGTGCTGTGGTCCCGCGATGGCATGGTCGCGATGGCGGGCCTATGGGCGCCGATCATCGAGCCGAGCGATGTAGCGGTGTCGATGGAGGCGCCCCGCACGGTATGGGGCGAAATCGTCTGTCTGGAAGCGCCGGCCATCAACGGCACGAAGGTCTTTCATCACCAGATCGACAAAATCGATGCCGTTGCCGACCTTATCGACGAGGTTGGCGCCACCATCCTTTTCCTCAGCGCCGTCACCGCCCGCAAGATCATCCGCGAGGCGCATCCGCACCACACGACCATCCGCCGCGTCATCCTCCTCACCAAGGGCGGCATAAGCGAGAATTTGCGCCTCGATGTGAAGGACTGGACGGGCGGCGCCAAGGTCTCCGTCGAGTATGGCCTCTCCGAGTGCGGCCCGGTCACGCTTTCCAACGATGAACCGTGGCGCGAGGGCTTCGTCGGCCGGCCGATCGCGGGCGTCGAGGTCCGCATCGATGACGGCGAGATCCTCGTCAAGACGCCCGCCCTGGCCGATGGCTACGAGGATGGCCCGCTCAATCTGACGGCGGACGGATGGCTTCGCACCGGCGACAGGGGACACATCGAAAACGGCGCCGTGTGGCTGACGGGGAGGGTGGGCTAATGCCGATCTACATTGGCGCGAAATTCCAGAAGACCATCGCCCTCAAGAGCAAGACCGACGGCTCGGCCATCGACATTACCGGCTACGAATTCCGGGCAATGTTCCGCAAGAGCCGCCTCGATGACGAGGTTCTGCTCGAACTGACGACCGATGACGGCGGCTTTGCCG